CTAGACCTAGTAGCATTTTGAAAATGAGTAAGAGAATATGGTGCTGATTCTAGAATAAAATTATCATCTTCAAATAAATTACTACCACCCCAAATAATATTTAATACTGGTGGTGATGAAGTATAACCATCGGCTTTAGTCCATGCTTCTAATAATCTACATTTGTGAATTACTTCATCCCTGTAAATTTTATCTGAAGCATACCATGATATTTCAAAACTAATTGTATCAGAACCACCAGTATACATCATAAATGGGTTATTTCTACCCATTGAACTAATTGAAGCCCAAGTTGATTGTGGTTCTATATTCAATGTATCAGGTCTATTTTGTAAATAAATTTTTGATACTGGTGAAGTAGCTTTATTAATGATAATAATTTGGTTATTATTATTGATATTAGCTTCTAACATTTGGTTATTCCATTCATTACTAGCTTTGATGTTATTTTGTGTATAATCCACTTTTCTAGTCATAACCAGTATCTCTTGACCCTGATAACCTTGAGATTGATATCTCTTTTTATCTCTAGTCCAACCATTATCACCTATACCTTCTTTTTGAGCTTGTGAATATGATTGTCTGTATGCATAATGTTTATTATAATCATCATATTTAGAACCTCTATATCCTAATAAATTACTGG